ACTTGATCCAAAGGTTCTTGAGGAAGTTACAAAAGCATTGAGTGCCATGGGTACTGTATCTGAAGATTTACGAACTTATACTTTAGAGCTGGATAAGAAATCATCAGTGAATATTAAAGAGCCCTCAATAGGCGATCCAAATGATCATGCGGACGCTTTTATAAAAGATTATTCTGCAGGAAAATTAAGTAGATAGGAGATAGTATGCCTATACCTAGAGTAGTATCCCCGATGGGCAATGCAAGAAGTTCAGTAGTAAATCCTGGTTCGCCAAGAACTGTGGCTCATAGAGTTCCTAGTGCAGATGTTCCTCCAGTTACTCGATCTCAGCGAACATCCAAAAGATTATCTATAGGTTTTCCTGAGTATGGATATATTGTTCCGGATGGAGATAGAGTTCCAGATGAATATCTTGTTAGGATAACTAGTTACAAAAATAATGCAACTGTTATTGCTCCTATTCAAGAAGATATACAACTTAGAATAGAATCGCGATGGGAACCATTTATTCCTACTTCTTTGTTGTCTGGGATCAATGCAGTAGTTCAACTTGCAACGCAGGGGGAGCGATCCGCTATTACTAGGGCAACAACTAGGCGACTATGGCAGGGTACTTCTCCTATGGCTATCTCGGTACGTTTGAAATTTGAAGCTGTAACTGATCCATTTTCTGAGGTGGTGGAACCTTGTAGGTTGCTCCAAGCTATGACCGCTCCTTCAGAAGCTGGAGGAACTAATTGGTCTGAAATTTATGCAGATATTAAAGGTGTTTCTTTAGCTAATGTTAAAGATTCATTTACTAAAGTAGCTAGCAAGCTTCCGGGCGTGCGACCTCCGGGGCCCACTCCTTTCTCTATGACCGGCATTTTGTCTGGACAAAAGCAGTATAGTAATATGGTAAGAAGTGAGTTGGAGCAAAGCATGTCCGGAGGTGATTTCATTATGGTTGAATTCGGACGATTTTTGACATTTTGGAATGTTATAATTAACACAAATGCAGTAACTTTCAAAAGTAAATTTGATCGAAGTGGTGATCCTATTTCTTCCGAGGCAACGATATTGTTTGAAACGTATGAAATGCCTACTGTTGAAAGTATATATGAATCCTATACAAAATTTACTACATCTGTTGGTAATTAAAAATGAAACGAACACGCTTCTATAAATCGTTCACTATTGATGGTGTGCGGGAATTAGATTTTTTGTATAATAGTTTATCTACTTTTCCGATGGTGTACGCTCCTGGATATTATCGAGTAGTAGATTCGGATATACCGGATGCCGGATTGATTAGTTATAAAGTATATGGAACTGTTGATTTTTGGTGGATCCTTTTGCTTGTCAATAATATAGATAATCCTTTTACAGAATTGACTCCTGGATTACTTTTAACTATTCCTCATAAATTGGATATATATTCTTTCCAGAAAAAATTTAAGGTGCAAAGGTAGATGGAAGTATTTGGTAATTATATCTTAGATATTTTTGTAGGTGAGAACATAGTTCCTATCTCTTCTCAAATGATTCAGGAATTGAAAATTGTTTCAGATATAGATAGGTTGGTACCTACTTTTACACTTACTATGAAGGATTCTACAGGATTTTTAGGTGAGGTTATTCCTTTTGACAGTGAAAGTAGTAAGATCACTATTCGTTTTTCTCGATCCAATTCTTTAGATAATATAAATGAATTTCAATTTGTGGCTATGCGGAGGCGGCCTCTTGCTGATAAGTCCTTTTCGATAGAGGGTGTTTTAGATGTTCCGAGGCTTTTTACTCCTACAGTAACTAGAACCCTTACTGGAAATATTAAAACGAATTTATCGCAGATTGCCTCAGATGAGTTAGATATTTCTGATGTTGAAATAGGGGCTTCTTTAAGCTATGATAAAACAATTTTGCAGCCTTCTTGGACTAATGCTTTTTTGTTTCGATATTTGCGAGATAGACTTCCGGGCAGAGGGGATACAGGTTGTTTTTATTGCTATGTCAAAAATGTTAATGGATCTAGAATATTCGTTTTCAAAGGGATAGATGAGCTATTTTTAGCGGATGTAGGTCCATATAAATTTATCGTTAGTGCTCAGCCGTTCGAAGACTATACTCCTATTGTTGATTTTAAGGTATATGATAATTCAGGTATACTTGGTCGGCTTACAGGTAAGGAAGAAACATTCAATTATTTTAACTATGCTACAGGTGTGTATAGTGATGAATCAATACCATTGTCAACTTGTCCGTCATTATCTGAATATTATCTTATGGATGAGGATAACGATGTAGAAGTATCTGATATCAGTTCATACGGCACTAGTAATGCATTTACTGATGATTTTTCGGCGGATGTCCGAAATAAGTATTATAAGACGGCGACAAATTTTATTCATATGTGGATATCTACTTGGGGAGTAGAAAATCTTTCTCCTGGCGATATTGTTGAGGTACTTTTTTCTGAAGCTTTTTCCGAAGGAAATATATCTATATATCAACATTCGGGAGTGTGGATGGTTAAACGTGTTGTTCATCTTTTGGGATCTTCTTTTATGTCGAATATTCTTCTTACTAGATGTGGAATAGATACCAGTATGAAAACAAGTTTAATTCCTGCTTTAGAGGTGCGAACTAATGGATAAAAAGGAAGACCTTAATTATCTTACCGGCTTTTATAGGGGAGTAGTTAAGGATAATGATGATCCTTCTAAATTGGGTAGGATACAGGTTAATATCTTTGGTGTTTTTGATGGAATAAAAACAGTGAATCTTCCTTGGGCTAAACCTGCCTTTCCTTTATTTACTGGATCTGGAAGTGATTTTGGTTTTTTTGGTGTTCCAGAAATAGATTCGTATGTTTGGTGCTTTTTTGAAGTTGGGGACATTTATCAGCCTTGTTTTTTTGCGGAAGCTCCTGACGGTGTTCATGGGTTGCCCAGCGAAAGAATAACCAATTATCCGGATAGGAAAGTTTGGAAAACTAAAAATGGTATCGTCATTATTATTGATGATAGCACTCAGGGTATCCAGGTAAACCATCCGACGGGAACTTATATTAGGATAAACACAGCGGGTGATATTTCAATATCTGGAGCAGCCGTAGTTATTGAGGGAACTACTGTCTCTATAAATCCATAGGTGTACAATGTCTAAAAAGATAGCTTTGTTAGGTGATCCTTCTTCACATGGTGGTACGGTAACTACAACTAATCAAGATGGTACTTTAGATGTAGGTGGAGTGGATGTGGCGGTAAATGGAGCTATGCACTCTTGTCCTCTCACGGGACATGGTGTTACATCAATTACGGCTGTGACAATTAAAAGCTACCATAACGGTAAGTTGATTTTAACGGAGGGGGCGATCGCCGGATGCGGAGCCCTTATCGAGCCTGTTGATAGAGGCGTGACCGTTGAGTAATAGGTGTAGAGTTTTTCGATTGTGGGCTAAGTACGGGATTTGTACGGATATTTGTATTTGTTTCTTAGGTAGAAAAGGAAAATAATGGCAGAGACTATTGGGACTATCTGGTCTGAAATAGATTATAGGTTTGTTAAAGACGCTCAAGGTTTGCTTAAGACGGTTGTTAATGTTGGGGCAGTTATGTCTTCAATAGATAGCATTCTTAAAACCAGACGAGGGGAACGAACAATGCTCCCTGAATTTGGGTCTTCTTTAGCAGGTATGATATTTGAGCCCTTAAACGCTACATCAATCAAATTTCTTTCCAGAACAATGAAGGATGATATAGAACGATGGGATGATAGAGTTATCATACTTACTGTAAATATATATCCAGACCCGGATAGAAGCCTTCTATCTATTACTATAATGTTTAAGATACGAGGTCTTGAGGATATTCTTAAATATGAGACGGAAATTAAAGGAGAAGTACAATAATGGCTGCGAACCCATTAGATTATGTAGCTTATGATTTCGACGATTTGGTAATCCAGATCCAGGACCGGCTTCGTGCAAAGGATGCTTGGTTAGACATATATAGATCTGGTGCTGGGGAAATGCTAATAGAATTTTTAGCATCGGTAACTAGCATGGGGATGTTTTATACTGAGCGTCGGGCTAACGAAAGTTACTTGCCTACAGCCAGGCTTAGAACTAGTGCTGTTAATATAGCGGCGTTACTTAATTATCAACCTAGAAGGGAAACAGCAGCAACAGGTGCTTTAACTTTTAGTATCGCTGAAGCATTAACTAAAATAGTGTACATTCCAAAGTATACTGAGTGTCAAACTGCGGATGGAACTAAATTTTTAACAAATGAAAGTGCAGCGATTGAGAAGGGCCAAACTTCAGTAGATATTAACTGTCTTCAGGGAGAGTTAATACAAAAAGAAATTTCTTCAAATGGTTCTATAGAGCAAAGTTATTTGATTAATGATACACATGTGGAAAATTCGGCAACGTCTACTAATCCTTCTTTACGGATAGTAGTTGCAGGTGTTGAATGGACTTTGGTTTCTTCCTTTTTGAATAGCATTAATACAGATACGCATTTTAGAATTGTAAATGAGCCAGATGGAACTGTAAGTGTTCTTTTTGGTGATAATATTCGTGGTTTAGCTCC